AGGCGAGCGGCTTCTTCGAGGCGAGGAGCCGCCCCGCCGCGCTCTGAAGCTCGTCCTCGCGGAAGGGGTCGTCGTTGATTTCGTGCGCCCAGCGAGTGATGGCGTTGACGGCTGCGGCGCGGCTCGCGCCGAAGACCGAGGTCGCGCTCGACTCGTCGGCCTCCCACATCGCCATCAACCCGTCCACGACGTCGAGGCGATTGCGCTTCGGCAGGCCGATGTCGCCGTCCTCGATGAGGCCATTGAAGACGCCGCGCATCACGTCCTCGACCGAGAGGTCGTAGGTCTCGCCCTCGGCGACGAGTTGCGCCTTCGTCGTCGCGGCGAGGTCTTCGCTTGCCGCGTAACCCCACTGCGTCAGGAAGTGGTCGATGCTCTTGAGCGCCTGGGCGAACGCTTGGCGGAACTTCGCGGCGAGCTTCTCGACGCTGCCGATGTGTCGGAGCGACGCAATCTCGACCGTCGACTCATCGAGGATGATGAGGTTCAAGCAGAGATTTTGAAACACAAGGGCGCGGACCTTGATGCCACCGCCGCCCGTGTCGTCGGTTGAAACGTGTACGCCCGCCTTGAAATATTCGCCGGCTACATAGTTCTCGGGGCGCACGTCCGAGTGGAAGACGATCTCGAACTTCGTCTTTCGGCCGTCGTAGACGACCGTCCCCCGAGCGTCGGGCGGGCAGGCGATCGAGATGGCTTGAGCGATCTTGTCTGCGTCGAACGCCGCGTAACGCTCCGACGTTACGGCGAAACATTCTGCGCCGCGCGACGTCTTACGCAGACGCAGGTTGAGCTTCGCTGGCTCGTGCTTACCGTCCGGGTCGGCCTTGGCCGCTTCGGCGTCGCTCGCGATGAACTCGGCGAGGTCCGCGTTGACGTTCAGCGCGCGTCGCTTCACGTCGGACAAGCTCGCGAGGTAGCGCGCGCCCTTGACACCTAGACGGTTCATGAATCCGAGGAAGGCGTCTTCGCCGATGTTGACGGCGTTGCCGTTTCGGGTGAGCTGACCCGCGTCGTTCATGCCGAGTTCGCTGACCGCGACGACGCGGTCGGTGCGCTTCTCTGCCGCGACGCGGGCGACGAGCGCGTCGCAGCACTCGCGCACCGTCGGCTTCGCGTTGTGCTCGACGCGGCTGCGCTTGGCGTTCTCGACGCCGAGCTGGATGACGCGCGTGCCGCGCTCGAAGAGCGGGTCGGCGGGGCTGAACCCGGCGGCGATGGCTGCCGCCTTGTCGGCGGCGCTGCGAGCCGCGCCGACGCGGTCGACGGTCGAATCTTCGTGCCGCTCCGCGTTGACGATCGGGGCGGGCTCGTCGGCGAGGACGGCGGCGAGGATGGGGGAGAGGGCGTCGGTGGTGTTGAGCGAGGTGTTCATGTTCTTGTTCCTTGTTTCTTGTTTCGATTCACTCGGCGACGGGAGCGAGGAGCGCGCGAACTTCCTCGACCATCGCGGAGGTCGGAATCTCGCGCCAGTAAAGGTCGTTGCGGAAGTTGAACTGCGTGACCGTGATCCGACCGCAATCGAAGTCGTGCGCGTTGTCGCGAATGGCGTCGGCGTAGTCGGTGGCTTGGGGAAGGCGCTTCTTGCTCATGTTCTTGTTTCTCGTTCGGGTTATTGCGACCCGGTAAGAGCACTATAGATACGCCGTCAGAAAAGGGAAGACTTTTCTTTCGCCCCTCGGTCGATTTCTTGGAAACCCTGCAAATCACGCGGAAAGCGCGTCAGTTACAGAGAGCCGCGACCGCGAACTCGGTCGCAACGAAGAGGGCGACGAGTCCCGCGAACGCGGCGATGCTCTCGCGCCACGGGCGTGCGGGACGAACGGGTGCCCATCGCTCGTTGCGCGGGAGGGCGGCGATTCGCGCGAGCTGCGCGCGGGTGCGGTAGGGTTGCATCGTGCTTGTTCCTTGTTGCGGTCGTGACCGACCGACGGAGGAGGCCGACCGGCGTCGGCCCCTACCGTCGAGCGGTCACGCGATGCGAACCGAGGCGCGGCGCGCGCCGGAGATTTTCATCGGCGAGGCGATGCCCTTTTCGGCGAGCGCGTCGGTCATGTACGCGACCGGGTCGACCGGGAGACGAATCCCGTTGTCAAGGCAGAGCGCGCGAAGCGCGCCCTCGTCGGCGACAGGCTTGCCCGCGCTGCTCGCGACGTGCGTGACGCGACGTCCGTCCGAGGTCAGCTCGCACGAGCCCTCGGGGCGGGTCGAGATGAACTCGTCGGCGAGCAGACGAAAGGCGCGCTCGGCGGCTTCGGCGGCGTCCTTCGCGGCGGCGAGCCGGTCGACGAGCGGGGCGAGGACCGGCGCGACGGCGATGAGCTTTGGGGCGGACTTGCGGGCGGACTTGCGGGCGGTGTTCATGGCTTGTTCCTCGTTCCTTGGTTCTTGTGGTTACGGTCACGCGCGAACGTGGACGCGCCAGTCCGCGCCGTCCTCGGTGCCCCAGTACTCAACGACGTCACCGCCGGGGCCGTCGGCGTAGTCCTCGCAGGCGCAGAGCAGCGCGTGATGCACTTCGGCGTCGTCACGCAGGGTGACGATGCTGTTGCAAACAATGCTGCGGTGGATGGCGTTCTCGACGGTCTGAATGGCTCGCATGGTTCTTGTTCCTCGTTCCTTGGTTCTTGTGGTTACGGTCGTGACCGACCGACGGAGAGGACCGACTCGGCGTCGGTCCCTACCGTCGAGCGGTCACGCGCGGAGCGCCGCGATTTCCGTGAGCGCCTTTTGACGCAGGCCGGTAAGGAACTCGAACTGCGTGCGGCCCTTCTTCGTGCTGGTTGAGCAGGAGCGCAGCATCTGATTGATACCGTCGATGCGACGCTGAAGACCGTTGAGCTTGTCCGTGGTGTTCGTCGTGTTGTTCATAAGAGAACCCTACCTCGACCAACCGAAAAGGGAAAGACTTTTCTTTCGCTCCTCGGTCGATTTCTTGGAAACCCCGCAAATTCCCGCGCGAAATGAATCGCTACTGCGCGGCTTCGGCGGCTTCTTCGGGCTCGGCGAGGACGACATGCCAGACCGTGCCCTGGTTGTTCGTGCGGGCGCGGTCGAAGGCGCGGCCTCGCCCGCCGCCCTGCGGTACGAGGTAGACCTCGCGCAGCGACGAGAGCGCGTGACCGAGTTCGCGCGGGCCGACGGCTTTGACTTCCGCCGCGCCGCAGAGGATGCGCGCGGCGTCGAGGACGGCTTCGCGCTTCTTCGTTTCACCGAAAGAGGTGCTCGGCGCTTGCAGATCGGCGAGCGCCTCGCGTGACGTCGCGCCGTCGGGCCAGCGCGTCGCCCACCAGTTGAGCAGCGTCTCGTGCGACTCGCGCGTATCCTCGTCGTCGTCGTCGTGCTGCCAGCACGCGAGCAGGTCGGGGCCACCTGCCCACCGAATCGCCGAAGCGACGAGGTCGATCCATTCCTCGAAGCCGCCTCGGTTGCCGAGGTCTGTCGCTGGCTTGCCCGCGACGACGAACGCGCGCAGGAGCGTGAGCGCCGCGTCGATGAGACGCTCGCGCTCGTGCTTGACGTAGCCGAGGAGGTCTTGATGCGCGAACTGCGCGCGGTTGCGCTCGCTCGGCTTTTCGCCTCGCGGAACCATGCGGCACTTGATCGTGCGGCGCGTCATGTCGCTTGTGATCTTAAGTTGGTTCCCACTGACGAAGAGCACCGGCTTCCAGACGTGCTCTTCGATCGTCGACGACCCGAGCACGCGCAGCGCGACGCGCCCGCGACTCGTCAGAACGCGCTCGATGGCCGCGCCCTTGATAGGCGTCGCAGCGTTATCGAAGTTGACGATGGCGGCGCGCGTTCGGGCGTAGCTGTTAAGCTGTTTCTCCTGCTCTTCGTCGTTGCCCGTCCAGTTCAGCTTGTAGCTCGGTCTGCCGGTCGCGATGACGCTCACCGCGTCGATGACGAGCGTCTTCCCGGTCCCCTTCAGCGGTGCGTCAATGGCGAAGAGCGGGACGTTGCCGGTGATGGCGGGACGAGCGACGAGCGTCAGCAACGCCGCGATGGGAACGTAGCGGTCAGCCTGTGACTTGAAGGGGAAGTCGGCGAATACCTCGGCAATCTCCGCGAGCGCCGCGACAGCGTCGGTGCGCGACGGGTTTTCTTGGATAGGCTCGAACGCACCCTGCGCGAGGTAGAGATAACCCGTCGCGACGTCGTAACCCGGTTTGTCGATGACCGTGCCGTCGGGGCGCATCACCGGCACCTCCGTGAGCCCCGCAATCGGCGGGACACCGGGCCACTCCATAATTTCCGCAAGCGACTGGACGACCTGCTTCGTCGGCTCCTTCGACACCCACATGCGCGAGCGATTGTCGAACGCCTCCCATCGGGCGATCTCAGTTAGATGCGCGTGAAGCGCCGAAAGCGGTAGCGGGTTGATAACGGGCGTGCCCGCCGTCGCGTTCGCGCGCGTCTCGTCGGCCTCTTCGACGCGGACGACGCGGACGAGCCGCCCGGTCGTTTGATACAACGTCTTCGCCTGCGCGAGTGCCGCCGTCGCGTCATTCAAGACGCGGAACAGGTCGACGCCGAGGCGAATCGTCGGGCGCTGCCGCAGGTAGCCCCAAGGCTTCGTCGACGACGTAAACGCGCCCTCGACCTTGTGCCGCAGCTCGGCCTCGCTCCACGGCGGGATGCATCGCGGGTTGTAGTCGCTCTTCAAAAGGTCGAGCGACTGCCCGCGCGAAAGCCCGAACCCGCGCACGAGCGCCACCGCCGCGCGAAACGTCGTCGGGTGCCCTCCCTGCCCGCTCACGGCGGGAGGCATCGCTCCGAGGTACGCTCGGGCGTTCGCGACGACCTCGTCGGGTGCGTCGACCTCCTCGATGTCGTCGAACGCTCCTGCCGCGACCGGCGCAAGCTCCGGTGCCTGCTCCAGCCACGCCTCGACGTCGACCGGCTCGCCCTCGAAGCCGACGAACTCGTGCGCCGAACCGTCCTCGGTTCCCGGTGCGTACCAGAACCTGGCCGCGTCTTTCGCCTGGCCGTCCACCTTGTGCCCCTGCTCGCGGAGCATCGCGTCGGCAAGGAGCCATAGCCGCTTGTACTCCTGCCCGTCGACGGGTCGCGAGAGCAAAAGCATCACGCGGAAGCGGTGCTTCGCGGGCGCGTGGCTCTTGGTGGTGTAGAGAAACCCGCGAACACCCGACCAGCAGTCGAGAGCCTCGTCGATGGTCGCGCCCGAGTCGCCGTCGTAGTCGAGGCCGAGCAGGTACATCTCGCGGACGTTCGCGGCGCGGCGAAGAGGCGGGTCGAATAGCCCCGGTGACCAGCCGGGATGACCCCACTTCCCGCCGTACTTCGCGGGCTCGCGGAGCCCGGCGATGAGTTCATCGAGGCTCAGGTCGAGGCGCTGTCCCGCCTGTTTCGCGTTCAGCGAGGGCCATGCCATGGCGCAAATTCGGGTTTCGCTCATGCGGGCAGGATACGCAAAACGCGACGGGAGGGAATCGCGAAGTGCTTTCCGGATTCACTTTACTCAAAAAGAAAGAAAGCTCTTTCTTTTGCGGCGGTTTGATGAGGAGGTGAGGATCCGTGATAGACCTTAGCGTATGCAGAAAGGGAATATATCTATTATATGCCATTTGTATAGACGGGGGCCAGTTGCGGACCCTCACCTCCTCAAGGGGTTGCGCGAGCGTCGGTGTCCGTGGTTAGGATGCGTGCGTGTCGGATAGTCTAGATTTGCGGGTAACGCGGCGGCTGACGATGGCCGAGGCCGCGAAGGTTCTCGGGTGGGACGCCGAGGGGAAGCGAAACCCGGTGCGCGTGACGCGCTATCGGTTGGCTCAGGTCGAGCGGACGCTCGGCGTGCGCGTGCTGTTTGGCGTGGCGCGCGGCAAGCAGACCTGGACGACCATGAACGCGCTCAGGCACGCGGGGCTCGTCGACGACGTCGGCGAAGTGCTTGGGATGACGGCGAACGAGCTGCGCGAGCTTCGCGATCGAGTCGCGGTGCTTGAGCGGTGCGTCCGTCTCGTGAGTGCCGAGCTGTCGCGGCTTGGTACCTCGCAGGCGGAAGTGACGGGTCAGATCGCCCGCTACTTTGCGATCGTCAGCGAGTACGATCACCGCAGGTTCCGAGAAATCGTCTCTGGCTCGCTGCCGACGAGCGAGCGAACTGGAGAGAAAAGACTACCGGGTCGTCCGAAAGGACGGCGCGATCTAAGCCCTCGCAAATCACCGCGACGCAAGAAGCGAAAGAAAAGTCGATCGAAGCGCGCCACGCTTGACGTCGTAGCCGCGAGTGTAGAAAGCTGACCGACGATGGCGAAGAGAACTCTATCGAAAGACGACGCGGCGCTCGCAGAAGCACCAAACATGACCGAAACGAACGAAGCCGCCGCCGTCTGGGTGCCGCGCTCTTCGCTTCACGCCTGGGCGCAAAACCCGCGCAAGAACGACGGCGAGCCCGTCAAGAAAGTCATGGAGTCGATCAAGCGGTTCGGCTTCGCCTCGCCCATCATCGCGCGCACGAACGGCGAAGTCATCGCGGGGCACACGCGACTGAAAGCCGCCGAGGCGCTCGGCCTTGACCGCGTGCCCGTGCGCTACATGGACCTCGACCCCGCCGAGGCGCACCTGCTCGCGCTCGCGGACAACAAGCTCAACGAGGAGGCCGAGTGGGATGCGTCGATGCTCGCGACGGTGCTATCCGACTTCTCGTTCGACGATACGGCGCTTGCTGGTTGGGACTCCGACGACCTCGACAAGCTCGCCGACGAGCTAGGTGCGAACGAACCGAAGGAAGTCACCGAGGACGAGGTGCCCGAGCCGCCCGTCAAGCCGGTGACGAAGTCGGGAGACTTGTGGCTTCTCGGCGAGCACCGACTGCTCTGCGGTGACTCGACGAAAGCCGAAGACGTCGAGCGGCTGATGGCGGGAGCGAAGGCTGAATTGTGCTTCACGTCTCCTCCGTACGCTTTAGGCAAATCCGTCGCATTGTCTAACAACAAGAAGATGGCAGCGAACGAGAACCCATACGACGAACACGAAGACAAAGCCGACGCTTGGGCTGGACTGATGTCCGCATGGTTCGCTGCGAGCAATACGGCTGTCTCGGATGTGTGGGTTGTCAACGTGCAGCCGCTGGCCGGAAACAAGCGAGACCTCGTTCGGTTTATCGCAGACAACGCGGGCAGGCTTGTTGATGTCGCCACTTGGGACAAAGGACACGCCGCACCGCAGATGGCGGCAGGCGTCATGGCGTCGCGTTACGAATGGATGATTATCTTCGCCGCTAGCAACGGCGCGTCGAGGGCCGTTCCGCTCTCGTCGTGGCAAGGCACCGTTCAAAGCGTCTATGTCGCGCCTCCACAAAGAGGAAACGAGTTTTCGGGCATCCATGCGGCCACCATGCCCCTACACGTTCCGGTTTGGGTGATGCAGACGCTATGTGACCAATCGAAGAGCGTTTATGAACCGTTTTGCGGAACCGGCACCACGCTTATTGCCGCCGAGCAACTGGGTCGCAAGTGCTACGGGATGGAGATCAGCCGCCAATACTGCGACGTCATCGTGAAGCGGTGGGAGACGTTGACGGGCAAGAAAGCCGAGCTTGCGGTAGCCTGAGCACATGCCCCGCGCATCGAAGAAGCAATCGCCGCCGGTCGTCTCGCCAGGGATGGGCCGCATCATGGCCGCGCTGCGCGTCGCAGGCGACGAAGTCTCACCGCCGACGGTCGCCGCGCGCGTCGACATGCGCTCGCCCGAGATGCGCGCACGCGAGGCGTACAGCGATGACGTCGTCGAACGAATCGTCGGCATCGTCAAAGTCGGCGTCGACCCCGAGGTCGCCGCCGGAACTTGCGGCGTCAGCAAGCGCGCCTTCGCGATGTGGCATCGCCTCGCCGCTTCGGGCGAAGAGCCGTTCGCGTCGCTCGTCGAGAAACTCGACCTCGCGACGAGCGGCTTCGAGGCGCGTCTCGTCGCTACCGTGACCGCGAAAGCGAAGGACGACGCCGCGTTCGCGCTTCGCGTACTTGAGCGCCGCTTCCCCGAGCGATGGGCCGCGCGCGGCGAGCAAACGAACGTCCAGGTCAACGTCGCGCAGGCGAACCAAATCACGCCCGCCGACGCCCGTGCGAAGATGCGAGAGCTGTTCGGCGAACTCGCCGCACCGACGCCCGCAAACGAGCCGAAGTGAGCTTCGACGAACTTTCTCCAGCCGCGCGAAAGACGCTCTCGGCGCTCGCGACCGCATTACCGCCGAACGAGTGGCGCGCCGTCGAGCTGTGGCTCGGCACGTTCTACCGCTTCCAGCTCGAATGGCTGCTCGACTTCAATCGGTTCTCGCTCATTCTCAAGAGCAGGCAGATTGGCGCGAGCCACACCATCGCAGGCGCTGCCGTCCTCTGGGCTCTCGTCGGCGAGACGACCACGGTCATCTCCCTCGGTCAGCGCGAGGCCGACGAGGTCGTCGACAAAGCACGCAAGCACGCCGAGGCGCTCCAAGCGTTCGGCAGCGACTGGGCGCGCTTCGGCAAGCAAGCGGCGCAGAAATTAGAGTTCGCGAGCACCGGACGCATCCTCTCGCTTCCGAACACGAGCGCGGGCCGGTCCTTCTCGGGTAACGTCATCCTCGACGAGGTCGCCTACTACGACCGACCCGAGGAAGTCTGGGACGGCGCGGGCGGCACCGCGCTCCACGGCTACCGCATCCGAGTGCTCTCGACCCCGAACGGTGCCGGTGACTTCTGGCACGGTCTCTGGTCCGACCCGAAGCAACACCAAGGCTACACGCGCCACGCCGTCACGCTCGACGACGCCGTCGCCGACGGCTTGCCGGTGCGCCTCGACGATTGCTGGAAGCTCGCGCGCGGCGACGAGCGCATCTTCGGCCAGCTCTTTCGCTGCGCGTTCATCGACGGCCAGCTTCAATACCTCCCGACCGAAGCCCTCGACGCCTGCACCGTCGAGGACACTTACGCCTACGACGGCATCTGCTACGCCGGGATGGACGTCGGGCGTACGAACGACCGCACCGAACTCGTCATCGTCCGACGCGACCCCGACGGCGTTCGCTGGACGCAGTATGCCGAGAGTTGCAAGCGTACCGCCTACCAGGACATCGAACGCCTCGCCGCGCTCGCGTTCTCGCAGGCGTGGAACGTCAAGCGCCTCTGCATTGACGCGACAGGCATGGGCGCGTTTCCCGCCGAGCAGCTCCAGAAACGCTTCGGGCGGACGCGCGTCGAGCCGGTCCAGTTCACCGCCCAGTCGAAAGAAGACCTGGCGACCGGGCTCTACTCGGCGTTCACCGACGGGACGGTTCGCATCCCCGCAAGCGACAAGCTCCTGCGCGCCGACCTCCTGAGCATCCGACGAATCGTGACGAGCGCGGGCAACGTGCGCTACGATGCTCCCCAGACGAGCGACGGGCACGGCGACCGTGCCTGGGCGTTCGCTCTGGCCCTGCACGCTTGTAGCGGTCCCGATCGCAGACGACACGAGGTTACATGAACAACGACCTAGCCCAGATGGACGGCTACGCGAACGCGATGAAGCTCATCAGCGAGCACCTCTCGCCGCGAGCGCAACGCATGGCGAACCTCGAACGCTACATCGAGGGCACGCAGTATCAGGGCCGTCCCGACTTCTTCGATCGCTCCGTGCCGCTCTGGCATCGCGCTCCGTGCATCGTCTACCCGATGGGCGCGAACGTCATCGCGAGCAACACCGACCTCGTGCTCGGCGACTCTCGATGGCCTCGAATCACGAGCCGCCCGAGCGAAGACGACAGCGACTTCGACCCGAGCGGGCTGACGCAAGAAGCCTCGGCGCTCATGGACAAGTTCGTCTGCGAGATTGAGCGGCAGTCGCGTTACCGCTCGGCGATGCGCGAGGCGTTCAACGCGGCGCAGGGCTGCGGCAGCGCCGTCGCGATGTTCGGCGTTCGCGAAGGACAACTTTTCATTGATTCGACGAAGGCTCGCTGGTGCGAGCCCGAGTTCGACGCGAGCGGCTGCGTCACGCGCCTCGTCATCGAGTATCCCTACTTCGCGACCGAGCGGCAGCGTAACCGCTGGAAGGTCGTGCCGAAGATGTACCGCCGCGTCATCGACGAGACGAGCGACACGACCTACCAGTCGGCGGTCCTTTCGGCGAGTTACGCCGAGCCCGACTGGCAAGTGCAAGCCGTCTACAAGCACGACCTCGGTTTCTGCCCGGTCGTTTGGTACCCGTTCATGCGCGGCTGCTCGACCGTCGGAAACTACGACGGCAACGCGGTCCATCAGAACATGCTCGACAAGCTGACGGCGCTCGACTTCGCGCTGTCGATGAAGCACCGCGCCGCGCTCTACTCGGGCGACCCGCAGTGGACTGAGATCGGAGTCGAGCCCGGTTTCGTTCCGTCCTCGCTCGGCGACATCGTCACCGTGCCCGCGACCGCACGCGGCGGCGTCATCAGCAGCGACAACCGCCCGGTCGGCGAATACCGCGCCCCGCAGCGACAGCAAGGACGCAAGAAAGGCCCCGGCGAGGTCTGGCAGTACGAGAGCCCCGACGTGAAGGTGCAGCTTCATACGCTCCCCGGCGACGCGCTCAAGTCGCTGGAGAACCACTGCGCCGACCTCCGACTCAAGCTCGCCGAGTGCATGAGCGCCGTCTTCCTCGACCCCGAGAGCGTTCGGTTCGCGAGCGCGCTCTCGGGCAAGGCGCTCGAAGTCGTCCGGCAGCGGCAGCTTGATCGCTGCGAGCAGTACCGAGACGACGTGAGCGCGAAGCTACTTTTGCCGAGTATGCAGATGCTCCTTCGCGTCTCATACGTCATGGGCTCGCGCGGGCAGCTCATGCTCCCCGGCTTGCAGAAAGTCCTCCCGCTCTTGAGGTCGTCCGATGTGGAAACCGCTTAGTCTCTCGGTCGTCTGGCCTCCGTTCGTTCGCATGAACGCGCAAGACGAGAACCAGCTCATCACGGGCGTCGTCATGGCAGCGCAGGGCGGTGTCGTCACGCGCCGGATGGCGCTCGAAAAGCTGCGTCAGGTGTTCCCCTTCGAAAACATCGACGCCGCCCTTGAAGACCTCGACGAAGAGTCGAAGCACAAGATGGGCGTCGAGCACATGCTCGCGCAAGCGATGAAGCCGGAAACGCAGCCGCCGGAAGACGACGAGGACGAGAACGATGGCGAAGACACCGACGAAAGCGGAGCGGGAGAGAACTCGTAAGCAACTCCTCGCAGCAGAGGCCGCGCTTCTGCTGCTCCTGCTTTCGGCCTCGAAAAAACGCAACGCCGAAGACGCCATCGTCGCCGCGCTTCGCTCTTCGCAGACGCAATCCAAGCTCCTTGCTCGTCAGCGATTCGCCGCCGAGCTGCGCGTGCCGATTGCGACCGAGAAGACGCGCACGATGCGCGTCGTCGTTCGTCGCGACATGGGCGATGGCACGTTCAAGGAGTTCATCCAGACGCACAACGTCCCGCTCACGAACAAGCGCGACGAGCGCGCGCAACGACGTCTCGCGACGCGCTTCGCGGCGGGTGCTCGTCGTCGTCGAGACGAAGCAAAGTTCGCTCCCGATCCGAAAGCTGCCGCCGCGACCGCCGCCGCAAGCAACGAAGCCGCGCTGCGGCGCATCGCGACGACCGAGACGCTTCGCGTCTTTGAGGAAGAGCGCCGTCGCACCGCCGAGGAGTTCTCGCGCGTCTCGGGCACGCCGTTCGAGAAAGAGTGGGACGCGACGATGGATCGCCGAACGTGTGACACCTGCGCCGGTCTCCACGGTCGCGTCGTCCCGCTCGCGCAAGAGTTCCCTAGCGGCGACCCGCCGCTTCATCCAAATTGCCGTTGCTCGGTCGAGTATCGGCCTGCTACTTAGGGGAAGTCATGAAGTCGTGTCAGGTCTGCTCGCTGCTTGCTGAAGACGAACTTGTCGAGTGTCTCGACTGCGGCGAAGCCTCGTGGGCGTTCGCTGTCGACGTCGCTCCTGTAGCGAAGGCGAAGAAGGCGAAGAGCAAAGCGACGAAGGTCGAACCCGTCGAAGAGCCCGTCGCGCCAATTGTCGCCGAGGAGCCCGTCGCGCCGGTTGTCGCCGACGACCCGGTTATCAGCGACGCCGAGTTCAAGGAAGAACTCGCGAAGGCTTCGGACGACGAGCTGCTCGCGCTCATCGGCGACGCTCGTCTGCCTGCGAATTGGCGCGTGCTTGTTGACGCAGAGATCGCAAAACGAGGCGCGCAGTGAGCGGCGTCGTCGTTCGTAACGGGCAAGAGGTCGGAAGCGATCCGCACGTCTTCGAGTTCGGTGAACAGTTCGCTCCTCGGGCTACCCCGCTCGCGGAGCCCGCAGCCTCCGTTGCTGCGGACCCCGTCGCCGTGGCGAGCATCCAGGTCGCTGCGAAACAGATTGACCGCGCAGTCGAGCCCGTCAACACGCAGCAAATCGTTCGAGACTTGAAGCGACGCCTTCGCTACATCGAGAACGAGATCAAGGCGCGCAAGACGCTCGAAAAGGAGCGCGCACAGATTCAGCGGCTACTTAAGGCCGCGAAACAAGAACAAGCGACGGTTCACGCGATCAAGCGTTCTGCCGTCATCTGAGGAGATTCATCATGGCAGTCATCGCAGGTACCATTCGCGGTCTTCAGTGCATCAGCCGCTCGTTCTCGGGCATTGGTTCGCGCGAAGCGTGGTTCATTACCGTCGACTTCAACGCGTATAACGGCGCAGCGGACACCGCTTCGCTTCTCGGCGTCGGCGCAGCCATCGACGCGACCGCGCGCGACGGCAAGGCTTCGACCCTTCGCTCGGGCGCGTGTGTCATCGCGGGTGCGGACACCAACAAGCAGGCCGCTTACTTCACCGGCACCGCCGTTCAGGCGCTCACCGTGTCGAGCGACAACCTGACGGGTCAGCTCTCCGACGCGAGCGGAGCGGAGCTTGCCTCTGCCACCGCACTCGACGCCGAGCTTGGCATCATCGCAGTCGTCGACCGCGCCTGATCAGGCGTTTCTTGAGGTTACCGTGGCAGGAAAGTTCAAGGGCACCGTCGCGAAAAGCCGCGCCAAGCTCGGGAAAGTCCTGCCCGGTGACGTCAAGAAGTTCAAAGTGTTCGTCCGCAACAAGCGGGGCAACGTCGTGAAGGTCAACTTCGGCGACCCGAACATGGAGATCAAGCGCGACGACCCCGCTCGTCGCCGCAACTTTCGCGCGCGCCACAACTGCGCGACCGCAACAGACCGAACCACTCCGCGCTACTGGTCGTGTCGGATGTGGAGTACGAAGTCCGTTTCAAGTATCCTGCGAGGCAAGTGATGGAAAAGAAGCCCAAGCTCGGAACCGGCAAGCGTTTCTCGAAGCTCGCCAAGTCTCTCGCCGCGAAGGGTGCAGAAGACCCCGCAGCTCTCGCCGCCTACATCGGTCGCAAGAAGTACGGCAAGAAGAAGTTCCAGAAGCTCGCCGCCAAGGGCGCAGCTCGCGCGGCCAAGTAGCTCGCGCACCTCATCGTCTCCGTCCCCTAACTCCTCGCCTCACCGAGCGACATCGCGTGTACCGGAAAGAAGGGAAGCATCGTGTCTCGTATTCAATTCTCCGCAACGCAAGCAGAACCCGTGCCCGCTGAACCCGTCAATGTCGTCGAAGCACCCGTCGCAGCGCCCGCCGCTGAAACGGTCGAAGTGCGTCTGACGAGCGCCCAACTGAAGGAGCGTCTCGACGAGACCCGCGCCGCCGCCGAGCGTCGCGTGCTCGCCGAACTCGGCGTCGATTCGTTGGAGAAGGCTCGGGCACTCGCCGCGAAGGCGAACGTCGCGCAAGACGACAACGACGACGAAGCGCCAAAGAGGAAACGTCTGCGCGAACTGGAGTCCAGCGCCGCCGAGCAAGCTGCAAAGATCGCCGAGCTGGAATCCCTCATCGTCGCCGTGACGCACGAGCGCGCGGCGAATACGCTTTCGAGTCTGCCCGAGCAGGCTCGCAAGGCCATCGAGGCCGCGACCGATGACGCCGAGGAGCGCATCGCGCTGGCGCAGGTGTTCGCCGCGTCCGGTCTCGTCGGCAGCGCCGCTCCTGCGGCATCTGCGCCGGTCGCGGTGCCGGTCGTCTCGACCGCGCCGCCGCGCTCGGCTCCGTCTGACGCAAATGCTTCACCGCCGAACCGGCGGCAGGAGTACGATCGTCTCAAGCAAGCAAACCCTGTCGCGGCGATGCACTACTTGAAGCGCCACGCACGCGACATTTTCCCCGGCTCGTGATCGAACACGGGGAGCCTCAACCCTGTAGCACTCAACCAAGGATAAGAACATGGCGGCTTCCCGCATTACGATCCCCGAGGAATTCTATGACATCACGTCGGCGGAACTCCTCGTCCAGCCCGAGCCTCAGTACGCCTACGCGAACCTGATGCTCTCGGCGCTCGCGATGGACCTCAACGTCCCCGACGCGCTCGGTCTTCAGCTCCCGAACCGTCAGATCAGCGGCGTTCCGGTGCCGTACAAGACGGCGGAAGAGGACCGTCTCGAACTCGCCAAGGCGCTTCCGACCGAGGTCTTCGCGACCAAGGTCGACTTCATGGGTGGCCCCGGTCACACCATGCGCTTCAACCGTCCGAAGTACACCAACTCGACCTACACCGAGGCGTCGCGCGTCATCGGTTCGGCGTCGAGCATCTCGACTTCGCCGATTGAGGTGGGCTCCGAGCAGGTGCCGCTGACGATCAAGCGTTACGCTGGTCCCTACGGCGCGGCTGCCGTGCAGCCCTACGCCATCGACGCCTTCGACTCGCAGATGGGCGTCCACTCGCTCGCGAAGCTCGTCGGCACGCACCTCAAGCGCGATTTCCATCGCTGGCTTGACGCCGTGTGGGTCAGCTTGTTCGACCTCGCGGCGAACAAAATTTACCCGAACGGCTTCGCCGCCGACAACGACATCACGATGAAGGGTCAGGCTCCGCTCTCCTACGAGCAGATCAGCCGTGTCAGCCGCGCGCAGGACGAGGCGAACTTGCCCACGTTCTCGAACGGCAAGCGCCTCCTCGTCGTCTCGCCGACCGGCAAGAAGCAACTGAAGGATGATCCCCAGTTTGCGCGCTACGCCGAGTTCCACAAGGAGATGAACCCCTTGTTCCCCGGCTACTTCGCGTCGCTGCCCGAGTACGAGTGCGCCGTCTCGACGACGCTCTCGCAGGTCTCGAACAGCAGCAGCGTCAAGGTCCACTACGCGCACGCGATCGCTCCCGGTGTCGCTCTCAGCGGCATGGGCGCGCCGCCCGCAATCGTCCCGGCGTCCGATGACAACTACGGCCAGCAGGCCAAGGTCATCTGGCTCGCCTTCCTCGCTTTCGGCCTGGCGGACAACCGCTTCGTCACGAGCGTTCGTTACTCGGAGGACAACTCCTGATGAGCTTCCCGGCGCGTTTCTTCAAGGGCGCTGCCGCGACTGGTACGTTCGACACCATCGCGGCTGGCAACAGTGTCGGCGGCACCTCGTATCCCACGAACGAGATGGCGCTCAACACGCTCTCGTGTCTCTTCACGGTTCTCGCCGAGACGAACACGCTGACGCTTTCCTGCCACTGGCAGGTGAGCCACGACAACTCGACTTGGTACGACATCAAGCCGAGCAACGGCGCAGCCTTCGTCGCGATTGCCACCGGCACCGCGATGGCGGACTCGCCCGTCACCGTGGCTCTCGAAGCGCCGAAGGGCGTTCTCGGGTGGGAGTACGTTCGTCCCGCCGTCAAGGTGGGCGTCACGACCGGCGCGGTCGGCGACACCTACTCGATGCAGGTTTGCTACCGCAAGTTCAACGGCTTCGGCTGAGAGGTTGATCGTGGCCCTTCTCGATTCTGAAATCGCAAGGTGTAAGTACGAGTTGGGCTACAACCTGCTCACCATCGCGGCGGAACCGTACATCGGTGTCGCTCGGGTGTTCGAGCTGGTCATTCAACCGAACATGCTCGCGGGAGCAATCACGACAAGCTCCACGGTGGTGACTGCGGTCGCTGCCGGGGCGCTTGCGAGCCCCGTCACGCTGACTCTTGCCAGCGTGACGGGTTTCTCTCCCGGCGACCGCGTCATCGTCGACGTGGACGACCGGCAGGAGGCGGCGACGGTGCAGTCGGTTTCCGGCTCGACCATCACGCTACTTCTGAGCAAGGCCCACAGCGGGACGTACACGCTCACCGTCGAACGCGGTGAAAGCATCGTCCGCGAGATTCTCCAGCGCCTTCGAGCGATTGCCGACAAGCTCGGCACCGCCGCCATTCAGCAGGCCGGTATCGCCAAGGTCGACGAGATTGAATTTTTCAAGGGGATGCAAGGCGTTCGCTACGAGCTTCAACGCTTGCAAACCTTCTGGCGCAACGAACTCTCCAGCGCCCTCGGCGTTCAGAATCTTCGCGGCGCGTCGTCAGGTAGCGCCATCGCGGTGTACTGATGACGACGTTTCGCGACGCCATCCTTCCCTCGGTCAACGCGATCCGTGCCATTCCCGGTCAACTGGGCTGGCGTCCGTACTCGCTGACGATTGAGGTTAGGACGTGGAGCGGCGCGCAGATTGGAGAAGGTACCGAGACGGTCACGTCGTATCCGATCACCGAGCTTTACGGGCAGCCCCCGAAGACACGCTGGCTCAACACCGAGCAGCTCGCCATCGCGGGTTACGAGAAGGCGACGATTGAGATCGGACCCATGACGCCTTCTTACCCCGGCGGCGGCATCCTCGCCTCGCTGATGGAGCCCGAGACGCTGCCGAAGAACACGGTCGTTCAGTACAAGCTCGTCGGCCCCGCGTACCCGACCGGCATCTACTGCCGCTTGTTGACCTTCAACCACGACCACGCCGGTCACTACACGCTGCGCGTGCAAGCCTCGGGGACGCCGTGAGCGACATCGACTTTCTCTTTCAGAAGCTCGGCGACGTCACGTTCCCGACCGGGCCGGTTCAAGACAAGCAGCTCTTTAGCGTCCTCGACCCGGCGCGCGATAAGCTGCTTGCGCTTTTCTCTGCCGCCATCAACCAAGAACTCGGCGGCAGCACGACGACAGTCACCGCGACGAGCCCCTGGGGCATCGCCCGCGTCGGTACGAGCCTCGCTTCAACGCAGCCGGTTCAAGACGTCTGCTACCTTCAGCCGACGAGCGACTTGATGAAGGAGACTGGCTGGAGCTTTCCGCTGCTCGCCCTCTACCGCACGTCGGCGGTTCACGAGGAGTTCTCGCTTCAACGCGAGGTCGTCCGAACGACCTGGGGCCTCGACTACATTCTGCCGCCGCTGCCCGCCGAAGACCGGCGCAAGCTCGGTGCGATTCTCGCGGGCGTTCGGCTGCTCTTGAACCTCGTCGTCCGAAAGCGGTCGCATCCCGCGTACCAGAACGGCACGTTGCAGTTCGGCCAAGGCTACGGCGGATTTGACACGATGAAGATCGTTTCGAGCAACGAAGGACCGGCGCAGTTCTCCGACCAAGCAGGCTCGAACTACTACTACGCCGTCCACTTGGATATCGAGACGACCGAACTCGACAACACGACGATGTCGTTCACCGACTTCGCAGGCGTCGATTTGTCTGTGGGCGTCGGCGGCGCAGACGATACCCTTCCCGACGCGGTGCAAGCGCGCACCGACACGAATCCCGACCCCAACTACGGAAAGTCGCAACCGTGATTGAAGACGCAAGCAAAGAACTCCTTCCGCAGCTCGTTTCCCGCTGGCAGGAAGCCGCCCCCGAAGTCGACGGGCTACCGCTCTCGCTCGCGTCCGTTGCGGTCACGCTGCGCGCGGTCACCTTGATGCACCAGGCGGCGCACTGGCAGACGAAAGGGTCGACTTTCTACAGCGATCATAAGTTGTTCCAGAAGCTCTACGAGAACACGCAAGACGAGATTGACAGCGTCGCCGAACGCTCAATCGGTCTGGGCGATTCAATTTTGGTATGCCCGATCAAGTCGAGCGAGCTTGCGATGGAACTGCTCGAAGCCTTCGGGCGCGCCTGCGACGTGCCCGACGCCGACAAGCTCGTCAAGCTCTCGCTCGAAGCCGAGCGCGGGCTGCTTCAGGTGCTCAAGAGCGCGCTTCAAGACGACGTGACCGACGGCGTCGAGAACTTGCTCCAAGGCATCGCCGACAAGCACGAAGGTCACGTCTACCTGCTCCAGCAACGGTTAAAGCAACGATGATCAACCTCGCCGCGATGAAAAGGGCGCACGCCGCCTTTGTCTCGGCGGCAGAGCGCGTCGTAGACAGCGCGACGCAAGACGCCTCTCAGTACGAGGTCGAGAACGCAAAGCAACGCCTCACGGTTCACAACCGCACGGGACGGCTGATGCGCTCGACGAGCGGCAAGATCATTCGTCTACCCAACGAACGCATCGTCCGGCTCGCGAACTACGCCATGTCCAACGGCGTCGGCTACGCGAGCTATGTCGATCAGGGCAACGGCACCGGCTACATCTACCCGAAGAACGCGCGGTTCTTGCGCTTCCGCATCGGCCCGCTGTTCATCTTCGCCAAGCGCGTCCGCGCTTATCGCGGTTCCTTCGCCTTTACGAAGGCACGCCGAACCGGCTTTCTGTACGCGGGGCACCTGCTCCGTTCGCGACTCCAGTCGCTCGCATCCTCCTTCTGAAAGAGAACCCTACCCATGCCGACCCTCAAGTTTGTTGCCTGTGCTGACCTCGTCGTTCGCGTCCCGTTCGCCATGCAGTTCGTCGGCGCTCCCGCCGAGTACGTCAACCGTTCGAAGCGCATGATGCCTGACGGTTCGTGGGGTTATCCCGCGAACGCCGAGCCCTACGAGGTCCAATCGGGCACGAAAGAAGCCGAACGCCTCATCCTGCTGACCGTGCGCGACGGCGCGCTCCTGCCGTTCGACGAGCAGACGGCGGCGGCTTGTGGTACCAAGTTTGTCGCCGTCGAGTGGCTCGATGGCGAATGGGTGCCGGTGAAACCGGCCAAGCTCAAGAAAGTCGCCAACGAAGGCTGAAAGGTAACAACCGATGGCTCTCATTCCCATCACTGGAGTCCCGAGCACCTACCGCGTGCCGGGCGGCTACACCGAAATTCTGTTCGCTCAAGGGCCGTCGTCTGCGTCGGCTAAGGCGCGCGACGTCATCTTCGTGATGCCGAAGCTCTACGCTTCGGGCTCGTGGAGCGCCAGCAAGGTCGTACAAGTTCGCAATGAGCAGGACGCAATCACGGGCGCGGGCGCGGGCTCGCCGCTTCATCGCGCGATTCGCAAGTTCCTGTTGTCGAACAACACCGGACGAATCTTCGCTCTGCCCTATCTGCCCTCGTCGGGCATGGGCTCCGCGTCGGCGCTTCTCGACATTACTTACACGAACACGTCTACGGGCACGGGCGTGACCACGGTCACCGTCTGCGGCGAGGCTTGCACCATCGCCATCAAG